TTTTTTTCATTTTCAGCTCTCATATCATTTTTCTCACTTTTTAACATATTTCTGGTATTTTTTGATTTTAATATGGTATCTTGTATTGACATTCTATCTTTATCAAATTTTTTATCATGTATAGGATTTAATAATTCATCAACTCCCCTAGTTCTTGCTTTACCAATAGTTTTTGCGTATTTTTCACTTTTACCAATACCAGCCCAATCACTTTGCATTGGATTCCACATACCACCAGTAATATGCTTTTCATCTAAAATAGTATTTTCACCAATGTGTTGGTCTTGAGGATCAAATCCAGCATATAGATTTTTATTATATAATTTACTATCTCTAGATGCGTCTAAAAGTTTATCATTCCATGTAAGACCTTTTGAATGAAGTAACTCACTTTTAACACCCCCTTGTGGTTCAAGCGGGTCATCTAATAATCTATATCCAACTTTACCTTGTGTATCATATATGGTTCTAAAATATAAAACAGGACAATCTATTCCCATTTTTTGTTGCCATTTAAGATATAAAATATATTCACCTAAATCTTTAAATTTAATTGGATTAACTCCAGGAATCATAGCTTTTTTAGTATTTACTAAATGAAGTTCATCTCCCTTTTGAATTAATAGATTATGGCATCTTTCTGGTACATCTTGTTCTTCGCCTTCATAGTTTTCTTCTTTTTGTTCATCTTTATTTTCTAAGTTTTCAATTAAATCTTTATGAGTATAAGTTAAACAAAAATATAAACCAAAAATAAAAAATATAAATCCAACATATAATTTCATATTAATATATATAAATATTAAAAGTTTTTTTATTATTTATATTATTTTGTTAATATATATGCCTATAATACATGTAAATAGTGAAGCAAAATTAAAAAAATTTAATAAAATGGATAAAAAAGGTAAAATGGTAGTTGCGTTTGTTGCAACATGGTGCGGTCATTGTCAAAATCTAAAACCAATCTGGAAGAAAATGGAAAAGAAATTTAAGAACAAAGGGACTATAGTAATGATTTATTCGGATTTCAGAGAAAGAGCAAATATATCAAGTAATGTAAATGGTTACCCAACAATAAAAACTTATATAAATGGTAAGGGTAAAGAATTAAATATTAATTGGGAAGAAGGTAATAATTTAGAAAAAGCTATATCAAAATTTTTTTCAGGCAAATCTTTTAAAAAGAGAACAAGACAAAGGACAAGAAAAAAAGGAAGAAAAAGAAAAAGGAGAAGAACTAGAAAAAAATATTAAACAAAATTAAATAATCGTTGTTTAATATATATATGAGTTCACCTATTAACATTATAACTATTCTGGATAAAATAGAAGGTATAGCTAGTGCAAAAAATATGAACAGCTTGATTGGTTTATTATGGAGTTTAGATATTAATATTAATTTATCTGAGGAAAAAGTTCAATTGTTACGAGAATTAGTTGATAAATTAAACACAAAAATAATTAGTAACGATGAGTTTGAACAAGAAACAATGACTATTTTACAGGAATATAGGTCTCCTGATCCTAGTCATAGGCGTGGTTCAGATATTTTACGTAAACAATGGGAAAAAAAAAAATTTGATTTTAAGGGCCGGACGAATATAAATTTCAAGACTAGTCCTGAAATTGAAAAAGCAATGAAAGAACATCGTTCTGGTCGTAAACCCTCTGGAATATCTATATTATTTACACCATCTCCACATTCAGAAAGCACTCCTTCTCCTCCAATAATAACGGACAGAATATCAACAGGAGAACCAACAAAATTTGGAGACATGATATCATCACAATTGTTAAGACCAAATCCTAGAAGAGATATAACGGGAACTAGAGACCTCAATCCTATGGATGGTTCTATTAATGTAGGTCAACCAAAACATATATCAACCCCATTATTAGCGGATGAAGATGATTATGATCCTGATAATTGTAGTGATTGTGAAGGTGGTTGTTGTGGTGGTAGAAAAAGAAAAACTAAAAAACGAAAAAAAAGAAAAACTAAAAAAAGAAAAACTAAAAAAAGAAAAAATAGAAAAAATAGAACAAAAAGAAGAAAGAAAAGAACACGCAAACAAAAAGGGGGTGGATTATTAGAGATTTTAGGATTAGGTAATTCAACTAGCGATACTCTTAGAGAAATAGCCCAGAATCAACGACGTGAACAAAAGACACTAACTGTAACACCAGAAGAAGCAAAACACGCAACAAATGACGATTTCCAATTACTAGATAGTAATGAAATACAAAAAGAACAAGATGCTGAAAAAGAACAAAAAAGAAGAGAAGAAAACCGTAAATTTTATATTAAAAGCGCACAACAAGATTGGGATGATATAAATACAAGTATAAAACGTATATATCCCAGTGGTGGAGAAGGAAATCCATTTCAACCTAATATAGGTCCCATACCTAAAAATTTTGAGACAGCAAAATATTTTAAAGAAAAATTATTAAAAGAAGCAAAAATACAAGCTAATATCCATGGTGGTAAAAAAAGAAGAAAAAAAACAAAGAGAAAAAAAAAGAAAAAGAGAACTAAAAGGGAAAGAGGGAGAAAATCCTCCAAAAGAAAAACAAAACGTAAAAAAAGATAAATAATATAATTATATTATATATGAGTAATAAATCATTGAATAAAAAAATAAATAAATATTTAAACAAACAAAGAGATTTACGAGAAGAAGATAAAATAACTTTAAAAGATGGATTTAATTCAATTAGTATGAAAATACATGAGTTAAGAGAGTATTTTGATTTGGATTCTTTAAAAGGTATAAAAGTATACTTATTAGATTCGGAAAATATAGGACGTACAAAAAGTCGTGTATGGAGCGCTGAAAGAGTTATACAAGCATATAATGATTTTGAAAGAGATAATTTTTTTAGGGCTGGTAACAGCCCTGTAAGAATACCAATAATATTTTTATATAAGGAAAATAGAGTTGATGAATTTTTGAATGCATGGAATCCAGAAAGAAGTAAAAAAAAAAATAAAGAAATAAAAAGATTTATAATACATTTAGATGGTAGTTTTGCATCTCATTTAAAAAGTAGTTTAGGACATTTTAGTCCTGATGATATGCAAATAATACATTATGCAAATTTATTAAAAAAATATCAAAATCATTTTAAAATTGGTGAAGATTGTAAAAATTGTATAAAAGGTATAAGAATAGTATCAAAAGATAAATTTAGAGACCATGATGTAGATTCTTCAATAAAATTAGCACCTCATACAGTAATAAAAAAAAGGGGAGTAATTATTCCTAGAACGGAGTCGCCAACACGTAAAGCACACGGGAGAAGACAAATGAAGAAAATCCAATCATTAGAATCGCCAAGTGATAATGTTGGAAAATCTTACTTTGAAAGATGGCACTGGGATAAATTTGGGAAAGCACCGCCATCACATGTAATGAGATTATCACCTACCAAAAAAACAAGAAAAAGAGGATATAATTCAGCTGTTATGGAAGGTACAAGTGGTTTCACTCCGGGAAAAAAAAGAGGGGGTAGAAAAACCCGTAAAAGAAAAAGAACTAGAAAAAAGCGCAAATTAAGAAAACATAGACGCACTAGAAGAAGAGTCTAAACTTTTACCATAATAAGGGTCAATACATTCTAATATATTTTCAATAACATTTTCATAGCTTTTAATAGTAAAATCACCTTCCATGTTATCAATATGAATTTCGGATTCATGATTAAGTCGATCAAAATGTTCTTGAAATGTATTAGGTTTGAATAAGTCTTTCTCTATATGTATCTTTATCAACATTTAATAATAATAAATCCCCTATCTCGTAAAATTAGTTCATTAGGATATCTAATATCATCAATAATAACTCTATCTTCATTGTTAATTTTATATAACAAATAATTAATCCATACATATTTGTCAATAACTCTCATGGATTGACCAATTTTTTGCAATAATTCGCGATTTTTATGTTTCATATTAAATAAATCTTTTGCAATTTCTTTAACTTTATCAGCAAATGCAAATTTTTTCAAAGCACATATTCTTGATAAAATATTACTAATATGGGTTTTACACACATTTTACCAATTAATCCGATTTTCATAATAAAATATATTAAATAGATAATTCTAACATATTTATTACTATGTTAAAAAATAATTTGTTAATTAATAATTTTATAGAACCAATAGATAAATTAATGTTAATAAATAAAATTAATTTACCGGATGAATTAATATATGAATTGAAAGATTATATATTTTATAATATGACAAAAATGAAATTTATAAAAGCCATATGTCTTAAAAAGGCAACATTGAATATTTTAATAGAATGTGCTTGTTCAAGAAAGAGTTTTTATGATACTAGTATATTTGATGGTTATCCTATCGTAGCGGAATCATTTAATAAAGTCGCAGAATGGACATTTGGATTTCCTAGTTGGAATTATTGGTTAAAAGAAACAACCGTACTGCGAGGAAGTAATTGTAAAAAGTGTGGTGAATATGAATATATATGTATAGAAAAATACAAAAATGTACCGTCAAATATAAAATTATGCAATTGTTAAGTAGAAGCATGTATATCATTAATAGATTTAACTAGGATTTTTTCGATAGGTAATTCTGGTATAAACCCTTCCCATCTAGAATAAATAGTATTAAAACATTTACACATAGCACAATTACAAGTACTTTCAGTAAATTCTTCATTTTCAACCGGTTCTTCGTCATCTATAAAAACTTGCTCACCATTTTCTTCTTCATCTCGTATAATATCTTTAAGTTTTTGCTTCATAGTTTCACATTGTTCTAACATATTGGGTCTATTTTTCATAAGAAATACTTCTAACATTAATCCTCTTTTAATATCTTCGGGTGTAATTTCTCTTCTTTTAGCATGTTTAACATAAATATCTGCGTTTTTAATAGCATTTTCCATAAAAACCATAACAATACTTCCGGTGTTTTCTAATGTGTCATCTTGTGTTTGAAGATTATCAAAACCGCTTTTCATAAATGAATAATCGGCCATTTTATATTTTATATATATTTTTCTAAGTTAGTTATATATGAATCATTCAATTTTATTATTATTAGTAATAATATCATTATTACAATCGGGTTCTTGGTTAATACGAAAAAAAATAATTAACCAAAGAACAATAGGAAATAAATCAATAATAGTAGTAGAATCTGTGTTGATTTCTATTATATTATTTAGTTATATTTTTATGACGGAAGATGTAGAAATAATAAAAAAAGATATAAAGGGTTTAAAAAAAATGGATTGGGTCTATTTGATTTTAACTTCAATTTTTGTTGTGGGGGCAATTGTTATGATTTTTAATGTAATGCCTTATGTTGAAATATCAAGATTAGCTCCAACTTTATCAATAATGAGAATAATATTTCTTACAATATTAGGATTTTTTGCTTTTAATGAAAAAATAACAAAAGGAAAGGTGATAGCATTACTGTGTATGATAATAGGAATAACATTGTTAATGAATTCAAAATAAAAATTGATTTAAAAATTATATGCTGATTATTATAATATTATAACAATGAGCATAAAACTACGATTAGTAGATTTTGTAGTAAAAAATAATAAAGAAGAAAATTTTAAGATACAAACATTTGGTTTGAATAAAGATGGTGAAACATATAGTGTAGTTATAAATGGATTTACACCATTCTTTTATGTGAAAGTGGATAAAAATTGGGGTTCAATGCAAAAAACAAACTTTATAAAATTTTTAAAAAAAGAGTTACGAAGAAGAGAATTAAAGAAAATATACAAAAATATAGAATTAGATATAACATTAAACGAATTTATGGAAGAAAAATCAGATTATGAATCCGAAATGGAGGAATTTTTGTTAGATAGAAAATGTAAGATAGTTGAAAGTAAAACCTTGTATGGATTTGATTGTGGAAGGAAGTATAAATTTTTAAAATTAGTTTTTGGTAATAATAATTGTTATAATATTATAAAAAATTTATGGTATAAAAATGCTGATAGTTTTAAAAAGAAAAGGTTATTTGAAGGTGGTTTAGAATACAAGAAAGAGAAAATAGAATTATATGAAGCAAAATTACCGTCATTATTAAGATTTTTCCATATTCAAGATATAAGTCCTTCAGGATGGGTTGAAATACGAAAATATAAGAAACAACAAAGGAAAACAACAACATGTGTATATGAATATAGTGTAAATTTTAAGAATG